ACGGATACAGCTGCTTACGTGATGCAGTTTGTGGGACCTCCTTTTACTTTTTCTATAAGACAAGTAGGATCTAATTGCGGAGCCATAGGACAACATTCAATAAAATATGTTAATGGTGCAGTTTATTGGATAGGAGAATCTGGAGGTTTTTTTGTTTATGATGGTACTGTTAAAGCCTTACCGTGTTTAGTAGAGGATTTTATATTTAAAACAACTGGAAATAATTTAGGCATAAATTATAATGCAAGTGAAGAAGTTTACGCAGGACTCAACCATTTATATGAAGAAATAACATGGTTTTATGCAAAATCTGGAAGCACACAAGTGGATAGATGTGTGACTTACAATTATCAAAATGGAACATGGACTACTGGATCACTTGCAAGAACCACTTGGATAGATGCCTCTTTGTATGATGTTCCTTATGCAACTGAATTTCAGGAAACACAAGTGCCTACATTTCCTACAATTCAAGGTGTTACAAATATTAATGGAGCTTCAATTTATTATGCTCATGAAACTGGAATAAATCAGGTAGATTCAACAGGAAATAAAACTGCCATACCTGCATTCATTCAATCAGGAGACTTTGATTTGACTGTAGGAGGCGATGGACAAATGTTTATGAGTATTAGAAGATTTGTACCAGATTTTAAAGTTTTACAAGGTAATGCACAAATTACAATAAAATTAAAAAGATATCCTGCGCAAACAGGTACGTCTTCTCCATTAGGACCTTTTACTATTACAAGTTCAACTGAAAAGGTAGATACAAGAGCGAGATCAAGATTTGCAAGTTTAAAAGTAGAAAATACTACCACAGACGAAAATTGGCGTTATGGAACGTTTAGAGCAGATATACAACCCGATGGTATGAGATAATGGCTAGAGTAGATATAATTATACCAGAGCCTACACCTACTTACGAAGAAGAAAATCAAAGACAAATTTCTCAGTCTTTACGAACAATGCAAGATAAGTTAAATACTTCATATCAACAAGAATTTAAAAATGAACAAAATACTTTTAATTACTTCATGTCATGACAATAAGATATAAAAGCGAAACATTTAATTTAACAACTACTAACGTCACTACAATTTTAACTTGTCCAAGTGATGCAACTATAATTGCTAAATCGTTACAAATATCTCATCAAGCAGGCGGTAATATAGCTGTAGATGTATTTTTACAAAAATCAGGGGGATCAGATGTAGATATTGCTCATGAAACTTTATCTGCTGGATTTGATAATTTTATAAAATCGAGCTTAAATATGGAGGCTAATGATGTGTTGAAAGTACAAGCAGGAACCGCAAATGAAATTACAGGGTCTGTAAGTTATGCTTTAATAGATAGGTCTCAAGAAAATGGCTAAGAAAAAACCTTTATTTGGTGTTAACATCTACCATCATCAACAACCTCGTAAAAGACCAGGTAGGCATAGTAAAAAACCTAACAAAGGTAGTCGAAAAAAGAAATATCGAGGCCAAGGAAGATAGTGAAAACTGTTATACAGGATAATTTTTTAAGTACAGAACAATGTATATGGTTAATAAAACAGTACGAAAATGTTTCAAAACCAATAGAACAGTTTGATTCTTTTTATCCTTGGAATCATGGATATAAGGGAAAAGACTCTATTGGAAATTCTCCTCTTTGGTTGATAGATAAAATAAATAATTTAGCAACTGAAATAAATGGTTCAGTTGTAGACTGGATTGAAACTGTAAAATGGTACGCTCCTTGTCCTGGTAAACGTTTACATTCTGATGATGTTTCTAATAAAACAACCTTATCTTGTGTAATTTATTTAAATTCTGATTACACTGGTGGGCAAACTTATTTTGAAGATGGCACAGTAATTAATCCAGTGTCAGGAAGAGCTTTGTTTTTTGATGGTAAATATCATAAACATGGAGTAACAAACGTAGACCACGGGATTAGATTTAATATTTCTTGCTGGTTGAAGAAAAAAATTGTATAAGAAATATAAAACACAAGGAAAATAATTATGAGTGACTTACCAAGAATACCTGCTGAAGCAAAAGAAATTATTAAAAATAAAAGAACAGGAAAAGTTTATGCTAGCAAAGCTGATTTTGATTCTGATGTTGCTGATCCCAATACTGATACTACTGTGGATGATTTTAGACAAGATTTAGAAATTAAGGTTACAAGAGTTTCAATGGGCGTTAAAACTAAAAAATAATGCAACCTAGAGGAGCCACTGAACTACAAATGGAAATGCTGCACAAGCATGTTCCTAAAGAGTTATTAGATCAAGTACAAATATGTACATCCGTACCTGGTAAAGTTCCAATCGATCCAAACAAAGTAAATATACTTTGGCAAAAAAATTCATACGATCAACCTAACCTACAAGAGTTTTTTGGTAATAAAGATAGGCATAAAGAATACGATTGGTATGTATTTAACTCACATTGGAACTATGAAAAATTTAGATACTTCTTTGACATACCTACAGAAAAATCGGTAGTCATTAAAAACGGTTGCACGTCCTTTCCACAAAGAAAACCTTATCAAAAGGGACAACCTATAAAAATATTACATCACAATACACCTTGGAGAGGATTAAATGTAGTGCTTCGTGCAATGCAAGATATAAAAAATCCTAATATTACATTAGATGTTTATTCGTCTACGCAAGTTTACGGAGATGAATTTAAAAAACAAAATGATGATCAATTTAAACTTTTATACGACCAAGCTAAAAAATTACCTAATGTAAATTACATTGGCTACAAGCCAAATGAATATATTCTAGAACATATGACTGATTATCATTTATATGTTTATCCAAGTACGTTTGAAGAAACTTTCTGCGTATCAGCAATGGAAGCATTAGCTGCAGGTGTTCACGTTATTACCAATAATTATGGTGCTTTATATGAAACATGTTCTGAATGGCCTGTATATGTAAACTATTCTGATAACTTTGAAACAATGGCTAAAGATACGGCAGCCGCTATTGAAGTCGCGTCAAATTATTTACATGAACCTTTTATACAAGAACATTTAAATGAACAACAAAAGTTTTATAAAAGATTTTATAATTGGAACAAAAAAGGAATGGAATGGGAAAGTTTTTTAAGAGGAGCTATCAATGAGCGCAATAAAGCCTAGACCTAAAATAGTTGATGGCATGAAAAAGATTACTCCTATGTGGAAAACGGATACCGGAGAATTTAAGTTACAATTAGATAAATCCCCTCATAGAATATTTGTAGGAACACCAGTTCATAGTGATGTATCAATACATTACACTCAAGCATTATTGCAGTTTCAACAAGATTGTTTTAAGAAAAAAATAGAAGTAACTTTTCAATTATTAAAATCTTCTTTAGTTACACAAGGAAGAAACTTATGTGTAGCAGGTTTTTTAGATTCAAAAGCCACACACTTATTATTTATTGATTCAGATATATATTTTCAATCTAATTCAATATTTCAAATGTTAAAAGCAGATAAAGATGTAATAGGAGTACCCTATCCAATAAAGACGTTGATGTGGGACAAAGCTTTTAAAAAGATGCAAGAAGGTAAAATTAAAACACCTGATGATATTAGAAGAGCTTTACATACATACCCTATGAAATTGCCAAATGATAAAAATATTGATGTTGATAATGGCGTAATGGAAGTAACTGATGCCCCAACAGGATGTATGTTGATCAAAAGATCAGTAATCGAAAAAATGATTGAGGCTTATCCTGATAAAAAAATAGTTCAAAAGACTATTATAAATGGTGAATATGTGGATAAACCTAATATGTGGAATTTTTTTGATACTACACATGATCCTGTGGAAAAGATCTTTCTAGGAGAAGATTTTTCATTTTGTCAACTTTGGACAAAATTAGGTGGTAAATGTCATGCTTATATACTTGACTCAATAGTTCATGTAGGTGAACATCAGTACCAAGGTCGTTTCTACGATGAGTTGATAATACCTAAGTAAAATGCTATTATTCTTTATTTAGATCTAAAAGGAGAAATTTTATAATGCTACAATTTTTACCCTATGCTATGGCTGCTTACGGAGGCTATCGAGGATATAGAGAGGCAAAGAAAAGCGGTGCATCAGGATTAGGTAGATTACTTGGAGCTGCAGGGGGTGCCTATGGGGGTTATACTTTAGGCTCATCTGGTTTATCAGCTATTAACCCAACTGCTTATAATCAATTTGCAAATATGCCTTTTACTCAAACACTAGGTGATAAATTTGGAATGATACCTGGAATGCAACAAACTCAATTGTATTCAATTCAGACACCAGGTATTATCGATCAATCTAACGTGCCTCCAGGTATGAGAAAACCTAATTTAAATCAAATACCCACAGAAAATGATGAAAGAACATTTTTACAAAAACTTTTGATGAGAAAAAGATATGTAGATGGAAAAGATACTGGTGAATATCAATTAAGTCCAGGAAAAGTAGGTACTGCACTTGCGGCTCTCAGTTATTTTGGAGGAGCTTTCAAAGATAAACCACAAGATGTTTATATGCCAACTTACAACGTAGACTATGCAACTTTTGCTAAAGAAAGAGGACCTTTTAAATATATAGATCCAGCAACAGGCGCAGAAAAAGATTATGAAAGTGTTTATATTCCTGAGGCAAATAGGCCATCAAATATAAGAACGTTTGGACCTTATGAAATTGTAAAAGGATCATTTAATTCAGGGGGTCTTGCAGAAATTAAAAAATTTAATCAAGGAGGTGTAAATTATTTACCTTCTAAAGTTTCACATGACGAAAACGACTCTAATAACTATGTTAGAGCGCACGGATACGTTGAGGACGGATCTGGAAATGGAGATAAGGATGAAGACACAATGTTAGCACAATTAGCAGACGGAGAGTTTGTTACAAGAGCGGACGGAGTGTTAGGAGCTGGAATCCTAGCTGGTGCAAACCCAAACAGTATGAAAGATATGCGCGAGAAAGGAGCTCAGTATTTTTACGAGCAACAAAAAAGATTAAAAAGAATCTTTGATTTATTAGAGGATAAAAATGGAAACAACAGCACGAAAAATTAAACCTAACGTAAATATTGTAAGTGTTCAACCTTTGGAAGTAAGTAAGTATTGGTTACTTGCAGAGTTCATGGTATCTGAAGCTTTAAAATACTCAGGAGGCTATGCGGATTCCAAACATATCTACGATCAATTACTCACTGATCAAATGCAGTTATTTATTATGTTTGGTAACGATGAAACAGAACATAACAAAGTTTTTGGAATAGCTGTAACGAGAGTGGGTGCTATGCCAAATTTTAATCAATTAGAAATTATTATATGTACAGGTCAAAGAAGAGATATATGGGAAGATAAATTTGTTTCAACAATAACTAATTTTGCAAGACAGAATGATTGTAAAAGACTTTGTATTTGGGCAAGACCTGGATGGGAAAGAGTTTCAAAAAAATGGGGATGGAAAAAACAACACGTTCAATTAGTAAAGGAATTAGATGAGCTTTGTAAGTAGCGTTTTTGGTGGTGGCGGAGGCGGAGGATCCTCAGGAGGAGGAGCCCCAGCTGTAACTACTTCTTATGTAAGAGAAGCACCTGGAATAGAATCAAGAAAAATAGAATTGATGGATTTAGCAAGACAGGTTGCACAACAACCTGTTAATCTTCCTGCAGTTCAAGTAGCCCCTTTAGGAGCTTTAGAGCAACAAGGGATAACGGCTGCCGGAACAACAGGAATTGGTGCACCTACTGTAACATCGGGCATCGGACAAATACTAGCAGCTGCTGCTCCTGTTGGTTCTGCACAGATTAATCAATACCTAAATCCTTATCAATCTTATGTAACTGATGAAATTAATAGACAAGCTCAAATGGCACAAAATCAATTAGCTGCACAAGCCGTTCGATCAGGTGTATTTGGGGGTGGAAGAGAGGGTGTTCAACAAGCCGAGTTACAAAGTAGAGCTTTAGAGGCTATAGGAAGATCACAAGCTCAAGGATTTGGAACAGCTTTGAGCGCAGCACAACGTCAACAACAAACTGGATTATTGGCTGGTCAACAGCTAGGTGTTTTAGGTGGTACTCAACAACAAATGGCTCAGGCAGATATCAATCAATTGATGGGTGCAGGTGGAGTACAAAGACAATTAGCACAACAGGCTTTAGATGCTCAAAGAGCGACAACATTACAACAACAATATGAACCATATCAGAGAGCAGAGTTTCTTGCTAACTTGTATGCAGCGGGCCCAAAAACACAATCAGGAGTAACATCAGCTACTCAACCAACGACTAGCCCTTTAGCACAATCAATTGGAACTGGTATTGGTGCATTCACTGCATTCCAAGGTATGCAATCAGGAAATTAGGTAATGCTCTATGAACAAAGTTTTAAACAGACCTCTTTTTAGAAAAGAAGCACTTCGTAAAGGCTATATAAAACCCATAAAAGCTTATGATGGTCGTTTTATTGGGCCTCAGCCTTTCAATGTACCAGTTCCTGTTGGAATGCCAACAGGTGGACCGATACCTTCAAATCCAAGAACACAATTAATGAACATACCTCAACCAGCTAAACAAGGTATGATGAGAAGAGGTTTAGGAGCTCTTACTAAATATGGATTTTCTATACCTTTTTATATTGGATCTGATTTAACTTATAAAGCTTTAGACGCTGGTGAGTCTGGTAAAAATTTATCTACAGGAGCTAAACTTGCTGGTGCAGGTATTGGGGGTGCGCTTACTGCTTATGGAGCTTCAAGAGCACTACCAGCTGCTATGGGCATGGGTTTTCTTCCAGGCTTAGCAGCTGTTGCTTTATATGAGGGTGGAAATCAATTAGTAAGAGCAGGTATTAGAGAAAGAAAAAGAATCAAAGCTATGAGTCCTGCTGAATTAGCTGAATTTAAAAAATTAAATGAAGGAAGAGCGTTAGCTGGAGAAGCTGATGTAGATGATTCTTTCTTTAACGTGCCTGTAGTTGCAAAAAAAGATTTACCAGATGTAAAAAGCAAACCAATTGTAAAAGGCGAACCTGGTTCAGGAAGAGTAGGTTTTAACAGACTCAATGTTGCTGAAAACAAAGACCCAAGCGAAAATAATTTAATAGACATCGATAAAGTTGTTAAAAATAATATGCCTTCTGGAGTTGCGCCTGTACCACCAAAGCAACCTGAAGTTAAAGTTGTAAAAATAGATGAAAAAATAAAAGAAGATCCTAAAGAGGGTAAAGTTACAGAAAAAGTAACAGTGGCCTCAGGTGAAGCACCAGTCGTAAGCAAACCAGGTAAAGTTACAGCAGGCGATGGAACTGAAGTAACTGACGATGTTATTCAACGTGCGAGAGAAATCAGAGCAGAATTAATGGCAGGTAAATCATCTCAAGCCAAATTAGTTTTTTTAGCTAACTTAGCTTCAGGATTAATGTCAGGCACTACAGCAAAAGCAGGTATTGGTGGAGCTTTAGAGGTATTTGGTAAAGCATTAGGACCCGCTGTAAACAACTATGTAACTATTAAACTAAAAGAAAATGAAATGGAAAATGAATTTATGTCTGATGCTTTAGAACTCGCTGCAGATGAATTTGCAGCTAAAAATGCAGTCTTAGAGTCTCCTGAATTTCAAAAGTATGGAATTATTCAATACTCAGATGAAAATGGAAATGTAAGAAATATTACCGGAGGAATGTTAAAAAATGGTTCTTACGTAATAGCTATTCCCGGAGCAGTAGATCAAAATGGAATGCAACAATATCAAACTGTTCCAGTAGGATCTTTTGATAGATTTTTAGATTCAGATTACGCAGTTAAAGAACAAGGTCAAACTTTAAGAAATCTTTCTGGTAAATACAAAGCACTTAACCTTGGAAATACAACAATTGAAATTTTAAGACAAGCTGAGGCTGACGATAAAAAATTTGGTGGACCTGCGGGTAGATTAAATTTGTTCACTACACGTTTAGGAGATGCAATGTCTGATTTAGGTTTATCGATGTTTGGATCTAAAGAAGAAGGTTTAAGACAGATTGAAGAAATGAAAGATGGTTTTGTTGCTGATTTAATGAACGATGGAATGACAGAAAAAGAAGCGAGAAAATTCTTAGATAATAATTTTGGTAAGTCAGATAAAATTTTTCAAGACACCTTAAAATCACTTGGAGTATTTAGAGATGAAACGGATGCTGCTAATTTAGAAAGACTTGCAATTAACGAAACAGTATTAACATATGCATTAGCTAACTCATTGAAAGATAAAGACAGATTAACACAAAAAGACATTCAAATGGCAAAAGATCTAGTTAATATATTCCCATTATTAAGAGGTCAAAAACAAGTAATTAAATCATTAGAAGCTGTTAATGAAACAATTTTATCGGATATTAGAAGATTAGAAAATGATTATCAATTTGCTTTTGGAGGAGATTCAACAACAATCGATAACTACAGAAAAAAATATGGAGTTATTGAATCTGAAGCAGTGATTAGTGATGTGATTCCAAATATATTTAAAGAACAATCTACACAAGAATTATTGGAGAACTTTTAATGGCTACCACTTTAAAAGATTTGCAAAAACAATTAGATGATAGATCTCTTGACCCAAGCAAACTTAATAAAAAACAAAGAGCTATTATAGATGAGTTGATAAACAGAGGAGAGCTCAAGGGTCCTAAAATGAGTGAGTTAGGACTACAAAGAAAAGAAGCAGCTGAAAATATAGCAAGACGTGAAGAATTTTACAAAGATCCTATAGCAGCAGCCTTAGCGGCAGAAGATAATCCATATTTTATTAAAGGTAGACCAACTGCAGAGTTAGCAGGAGATTTATCAGGAAGTATTGCTCCGTATCTTTTAATGAAAAAGAAAATTTATGGTGCAGCTAAATCTGGTAATTTGTGGCAAAAAGCACCAGGTAAATTTTTACAAGCAGCAACAAAAGTTGCAGATAGATTACCAGGAAGATTAAAATTATTAGGAGGAGCTTTAAAATTATTAGCAAGAACAGCGGATGTTCCTGCTAAAGTAGTTGCAAGTCCTTTAGGTAGAGCTGAGATTTATTCAGTATTAGGTGGAACTGCTGGTGCAGGTGCTGGTTCAATAACTTATGATATGTTAAATGAACAAGCAGGTATAGCGATAGCAAGCACTATATCAGATGAATTTGCAGATATACCTGACAAAGAAATTGATCAAAACATTTTATTAAATGCGGGTAGAGCAACTAAAACTGCTTTGATGTGGAACTCAGGAGCAGCAGCACTTACTCCGTTTATTTTTGGTCCATTAGGAAAATTAGGGACTAAATTATTTGGTGCTAAAAGTGTTAAGGCAAAAGAACTAGCACAATATACAAGAGACAAAGGTTTACCATTACCTTTAATGACAGGAATTGAAGATGGTGTTTTAACTCCCTTAGCAGCAAATTATTTTAAAACAGTTGGAGTATTTCCCTTTGTATCAGGAATAGGAAGAGAAGCATTAGAAACAGCTGAACAAGCAGCAGGTAAACAATATTTAAATAGTTTGACAGCATATGCACCTTTGATGAAAACTTCTGCACTATCATCATCAATATATAATCAGGCCTCAAAAGTATTTAAAGATAACGTAGCTTTAATAGGAGCAAAATACAAAGCTTTCGATACTCTTGCGCAAACTGTTGGAAACCCAAAAGTAATTCCTATGACAAATCTAAAAAAATATGCAACAGAGTTTTTGGAAAGATATAAGTCTAGTTTTCCAAGTATTGATGCATACGAAGTAGCTAGATTAGGTTCTACAAAAGCTGACATTGATATTTTACTTAAAAATGAGGGAGATCCATTAAATTTATTTATGAAAGCTGCAAAGGCAATTGATGGGGAAGGTTTAATTACTCCAACTCAATATAAAGGTTTAATACAAATGTTAAACAGAGCTATTGAAGGAACTAATTTTAACATACCAACAGGAAGTGTTTGGGCATTAAGAGAAGCAATGGAAAATGACTTAAACTCATTTGGTGCTAATTTAACTAAGGATGCGTTTCTAAAGGATAAAACTTTAAAAGAAACTTATGAAAATATGGTTAAAACTCAAGGTAAGGAATTTGCTGATAACTTCATAAATACAAATATAAAAAGTGCAGAACAATTGTACAACAAACTTTATGATGCCAACGCAACATTTAGTTCAGTAATGGGTTTCTATCAAAAAGCAAAAATACCAAGAAGTTTACAAAGATTTGACTCTGATTTATTTACACAAAGAGGTGTTAATGGAATTTTAGGAAAAGAAGCTGGTTTAAGAGACACACTCTTTGAAACAATGGAAAGAGATGTTTTTTCTTCAAATTCACCTGAGGCAATCGAACAGTTCAAAGTTGTTATAGGAGCGGCTGGTAAAAACGCAACTAAAAACGGTAAGGCGTTGTTTGAAGCTGCTAAAGCAAGATACTTTTTTAATGCTTTTTTAGATTCATTTGACTCTGCTTCATCACCTCAAGCGAGATCTGTATTTAGAGATGTAATTGATAAATCTCCAATGGTTAAAGCTGGAACTGAATATGCACAAGATGCTATGAAAAGATTTGGCACTGATGAAATGTTAGCATCAAGAGGTTTTAGTATTGAAGATGTAAGATTAAATAATGGAATTTTTGATGTAACAAACATAAGATTTAGTCCAAAAGATTTTGCTGATTTTAAAATAAATAAATTTATGAATAAATTAGGTATTGGAGAAGCGACAGCTGATCTTGGAAGACAAAAAATGGTAAAACTTTTAGGTGAAGGCGGAGCAAGCGAGTTTTATAAATTTACAAATTATATGAAAGCAATATCTGATATACCTATTTCAGATACTTCAACATTCCTACAAAGAAGATTTACACTTTCTGGTGGAAGAGGTTTGATAGGGGGTGCAATCATGGGAGGTGGTATGTTTATGGCAAATCCTTTTGCTCCTGCAATATTTTTATATCTAGCAAGAAAAGCAGGAAGAATTTTAACTGACCCTACTGCATTGAGATACATGAATGATGCATTATTACCTGAAGAATTAGTTAAAGGTTTAAGTGGTAAAAGAATAGGTTTTGATTCTAAATTTAAAATAAGAAGCATTAATCCTAAATTAACTGCTGCAGGTCTTACACAGAAAAGAGAAGCTTTTGCAAGATTTGCAAATTATTTAGCTGATGAAGAGGAAGATTTACCAAAGGTAAATCCAAAAACAATTGACCCTGAAAAAATACAAAATGAATTATTAGGTAAACCCTACACAATTCCACAACCAAGATATGAAGATAAAAATTTACCTAAAGAAACTGTGGAGTCTATGTTTGCTCAAAACTTTACTGTAAGTTCAGGCGATGTTGATAAGGATAATCAAATGGTACAATATGTCAGATCTACAATCGAAAACACTATTGAGAGTGATATTGCAGACGCTGAAAGAGATGAAGAAGCAGATAGAGTTGCAGAACCCTTAGTGCTTGAAGATGTTGTTTCAGCAGTTACTCAAGCTCCAGGAGCACCGGTAACCGACCAAGTGACACAAACACAAGTTGCAGGATTATTTCCGCAAGATACTTTGAGTCAATTAATTGCACAAAGGAGATCAGGTGGCCAAAGATAACGCATTACAGAAAATAGAATCTCATGAAAAGCTTTGCAGAATAATGCAAAAACAAACTCATGATAAAATTGCTAAAATAGAAAATGATATTGCACGTATTGAAAGAATTATGTTGACTTCAGTAGGTATTTTGATTACTGGTATGGCAGGAGTGATTGGCGTACTAATAACAAAAGTGTGGTGAAACTATTAAAAAAATATCCCTATAAACATTACAACAGATTTTCTGACACGACAGGCAGAAAATATTTAGTCGATAATGTAAAAGTTCCAAGTGTAACAACTATATTGTCTGCCACAAAAGACATGACTCAGCTTAATGATTGGCGTAGAAGAGTGGGTAACGCAGAAGCTAATCGAATAATGAATCAAGCTTCAAATGTTGGAACTGAAATGCACAAAGTTCTAGAATATTATTTAACAGGCCAGGGTTATTACAACATGATGGAAGAGGGCACAAAGCCTAGAATGATGGCAAAAACCATTTTGAACAACATAAAAATAGATGAAGTATGGGGAAACGAAATAAGTCTAGAATATCAAAACAAATTTGCGGGGACATGCGATTTAACAGCTATTGCATACGGAAAACCAAGTATAGTGGACTGGAAACAATCCAATAGACCCAAAAAGGAAGAATGGGTAGAAGACTATAAGCTTCAGTTAGGAGCCTATTATTTGGCCCATACAGCCAATTACGGGCCCATAGAGCAGGGGGTAATAGCAATATGTACCCGAGACCTCCAATACCAAGAGTTTAAGCTCTCAGAGGCGGATTTGAAGGAATACGGGGATAAATTTTTAGAAAGATTAGAAAAATTTAATAAGTTACAATAACCAACTTTTAAGGTCTTCTTCACCTAATGTTTTAGCCGCAATTTTGCCCTTATTAACTAAAGACTTCATTATAGCCTCATCAAGTGTGTTTCTAGCTACAATATCAATATAAACCACAGAACCTTTTTGGCCCATTCTGTGCGCTCTGTCTTCTGATTGCATTCTTACTTCTAAATTGTAATTGTTTGAAAAATATATAACAGTGTTGCAAGCAGTTAATGTTAAGCCAAAACCACCCGTTGTGGGGTTAATTACAATAAACCTTGTATTCTTATCCTCTTGAATTCTTTTTACAGCTTTGGTTCTGTCTTCAACATCAACAGCACCATAAATACTAACTGTGCTATTTTTGCCATACTTCTGTTGTAAAAATGCAACAATTTCATTTATATTATAAATATAATTTGCAAATACAATAATTTTTCCATCTGTTTCATCTATTATTTCTTCCAAAGCGTTAAGTTTTTGTTTATGTAATTGTAATATTTCTCCATCATCATTTTTGGTAAACCCATTACAAACTTGATGAAGTTTTATAATTTCAGTGAGTTTGTTTGAAAAAGATATTGTGCTGTCTTCAACTATAGCTAATGCATGTGTTCTTAGTTTTTCGTATAAAGCTTTGTTTTCACCCTCTAAATCTATATATCTTTTTTGTCTTATTTTAGGTTTTAAATCTAAACATTGATCTTTTCTTATTCTAGTTGAGAATGATTTTAATTTACGCTCTAAATCATCTAAATTTTTGTAATATTTAGGTACTGATATCCACCTATTTGAACCCACAGGTATATCCCCCATCTCTGCATATCTATTTCTAAAAGCTAAATAACTTGTGAATCCTAATAGTTGTGGATTTAAAAACTGACATTGTGTATATAAATCTAATGGAGATTTTGTTATTGGCGATCCTGTTAGTATACGCCTTATATTCGTTAGGGATCTTAATCTTAAAATGTTTTTTGTTCTTTTTGCTTGTCTATTTTTTATTGTCGTGGATTCATCCAATACTACAAAGTTTTCCTTATTCATAATAAGATAGTTAGCACAAGCATCTAAACCCCTCTTAGTTGATAAAGCTTCAACGTTGATTAGAAAGATTCTAAGGTACTGAAATAAATTTAATTTAGCTAAATCTTTAGGTTTATCTATATTCCATTTATAGATTTTATATTTAATTTCATTTGGAAGATGTGTTTGTATTTCATTCTCCCATATAGTATAAACTGATTTAGGCGCAATAATTAGGACAGATTGTATTTGTTTTTTAAAATATAAAAAAGCAAAATTATCAATAGTTACTTTTGTTTTGCCTGTACCCATTTCCATAAAGTATGCCCACTCTTTCTGATTCGCAGATTGATTTAAGGCACTACGTTGATGTTCGTAGGGTTTAGTTTTATACGGATATTTCCACATCTAAAATATTTATAATTTTTTTATTGCAAAAGGCAAGGAGATAATTTAAGAGGTTTCAGGAGGAAAATATGGATATAGAAAAAATGTCATCCATCGACATTAGTCAAGAATCAGTAAAATCGATTTCTGAAAAATGTCAAACACTCAAAGATCTCCAACTTCAACTTAAAAATAAGGAAGAGGAGCTATTCAAACTCAAATTTAATATTAGAGATTTAGAAGAGCGAATCATTCCTGAAATGATGCAGGAAGCGGGTGTGTCCTTACTTAAATTAAGTGATGGCTCACAAGTAGAAGTAAAACCTTTTTACGCTGCAAAAATTCCTGAGTCTAGGGTTGAAGAAGCATTTGGTTGGTTGCGAGATAACGGTTATGAAGACTTAATTAAAAATACCGTTACTGCGTCTTTTAACAGAGGCCAGGACAACCAAGTTGCAGAACTTATAAAAGTTTGTGAAGAACATAACTTTACTTATAATAAAAAAGAAAAAGTAGAGCCAATGACTTTAAAAGCTTTTGTGAGAGAGCAAGTTGAAGGAGGTAAAAAATTACCTTTCGATTTGTTTGGAGTATACATCGCAAATAAAACTAAAATAACAAATAAGGAGTAAAACGTGAAAATAAAAGACGGACAAGCGACAAGTACTAACGTACAAGTAAAGAAAACTGGCGCAATTGCAAATGTTAATATTGAACAATTTGCAGACACGGGGTTTGATAATGTTGACTCAAAAAGTTTAGCATTACCTTTTCTTAAAGTGCTAGGACAGCTTTCGCCACAAGTTACACAAGGCGATAGTGCATTCATTCCTGAGGCAAGACCTGGAATGATTTACAACACAGTAACAGACGAATTATATGATGGTGCCCAAGGCATATCAGTAATACCTTGTTACTATAAACTAGAGTATCTTGAATGGCAGGATCGTGATAAGGGCGCAGCTGCACCTGTAAATGTTTATCCAGCAGATTCGGATATTATGAGCAAAACCACTAGAGGAGATGATGGTAAAGATAGATTACCGAACGGTAATTACATTGAAGAAACCGCATCTCACTATGTTATGATTTGTGAGGAAGATAAAAATTCCACTGCACTCGTAACTATGAAATCCACTCAAAGAAAAAAATCTAAGAAGTGGAACTCAATGATGATGGCTTTGAGACAAAAGAGAGCTAACGGCAAAGGTCATTTTAGACCTGCACCATTTACTCAATTATTTACCATGAAAACTGTATTAGAAAAAAATGCTAAAGGTTCATGGTATGGTTGGGAAATTGAGCATCAAGGATCTGTAGGATCAGAAGATCTCATGAAGATGGCTTATGACTTTTACGAAAGTTGTAAGAAGGGAGCTGTAAGAGTATCTCACCAACAAGAAGAACAGGCACCAAAAACACCATTCTAGTTTATGGACCTACTTGACAAAACCCTGGGGGAGTTTGTAGAACTCTTCCAGGGCTCAAATACATATTTTGGAGTTTCGAAGCCTACAGGAAAGAAAAATTCTAAAGGCAAGGCCGAATTCAAACATTGGTTAGAACCTTCTCCAATGACGTTAGATCATTGGAAACAACATTTAAAAGGAGAAGCATATTATGGGAGCGTTCCCATTAGAGATGATAATACATGCAATTGGGGGGTCATCGATGTTGATCGTTATAACATACAGCATAAGGAAGTTATATCGACAATTCGTAAAAGGAGATACCCACTAGTACCCTATAGATCAAAATCTAATGGGTTGCATTTAATTTTACATATAGATGGTGTTGTACCAGCATCTTCTATGCGAAAAAAATTAATTGAGATTGCATCTGATTTAGGTATCAATGATACCACTACTGATATTTTTCCTGCACAAGACGAAGTAGATTTAAGCCCTGAGAAATGGGACGACAAACGTAAAGGTAATTTTGTTAATTTACCTTACCAAAAGGCAAATATGACTACAAGAGTTGCCATGGATAATGATGGTAACTCAGTAAAGTTAGAAGATTTATACGAATTCGTTAAAAAATTTAGAGTAACACCTCAAGAATTTAAAAAAATAAAAGTATTTCAAGATGATGAGACTAAAGATTATCCTCCCTGCGTAGTTAACTTTATGAAAAACAAAGTTCAAAAAGGTGAAGGTCGTAATGATGCTATGTTTAATGTAGCTGTGTTAGCTAAAAAAATTAATCCTGATCCTATCATGTATCAAGAGTGGACTAGAGAAATGATGGTAAAAGTCTGTAGTGAAAAATTACATCCAAAAGAATTAGAAGCTATATTTAAAGGTGTAGAAAACAAAGATTATGCATATAAATGTAAAACTTCAATAGCAAGAATGCATTGTGTATCTAGTGAGTGTATTAAAAGAAAGTTAGGTATTGGTGCAAATGAAGCTTTACCTGAGGTTGGGAAACTTTTAAAAGTTAATTCATATCCTGAACCTTATTGGATTTTACCTATACAAGGTAAATCTATAAGACTTTCAACAAAACAACTTTATCAACAACAATTACTAGGAGAACAACTTTTAAATTTTGATATTGTTTGGAGACCGTTGAAACCTACGAAAAGAGATCCCGACCCTTATCGGGATTGGTTAGAAGAACTAATTGCTAACAAACAAGATATGGAAGGTTATGATGCAGGAGAAGAAAGAGAGGATGTCTTCAATTCTAGAATGTCTAAATTTTTAGAAGATGTAGAAGATACTACAGAATTTGATCAAATTGATTCCGGAAATATTTGGAAAGATGATAACTCCATGAGATTTAAATTAGAAACATTTAGATCATTTATGAAAAAAATGGGTTATAACTGGAATGAAAAAGAATGCACAAGATTTTTAGAGCAAGGCGGAGCACAACCAAAAAAGAAATTTCAAAATATAGATTCAAGACATTGGTTGGTGTCTCTACCAAAACAATCAGAACATAAAAACAAAGATGTCAAATTTACTAAAAAGAAAGCTGCGTGGGAAGACAATTAAAATATTTGGACCCCCAGGAACTGGAAAAACTGAAAACTTACTCAAAAGAGTTCAGCGTTATCTTAAAAAAGGATATTCTCCCGATGAAATCTGTTACGTATCATTTACCAACAAAGCAGTTGACGAATGCGTTTCAAGAGTTCGAAAAAAATTCAAAGAATATGACGAAGACGATTTCAAATATTTTCGAACATTGCATAGTTTGGCCAGACAACAGTTTGCTGAGATTCCCGTTTTAGATCCAAAAGCAGATTTACTTATGTTTCATACTCAATATGGAACTGTTAAAGTAAAATACAAAGACACCTGGGACGACCAAAAAGTTTACAACAATTGGTCTTTACAAATCTACGACAGAGCTAGAAACATGAAAGTAGATCCAGTGCAGTTATACAAACAACAATCAAGAAAATCTGTTAGATTGCAACAATTCAAATCAATTATCAATGGTTATGAACAATTTAAAACAATGGAAACGGAAAATGGCCAACGGACACCGGACAGGCTAGACTTTACAGATATGGTTGAACGATACATTACAAATGGATTAGTGATACCTTTTAAAGTTTTGATGGTGGATGAGGCGCAAGATCTTACACCTTTACAGTGGGACATGATTGTTAAAATAGCTAAACAAGTCGATAGAGTTTATATTGCAGGAGATGACGACCAAGC